GTCGTCCGTGGTGTACTCGGTACCGATAAGGCCAGCAATAAACTTGCTGCGCTTGTTTTCCTCGGTTACGTCCGTGGCCTCTATGAGCGTGGAGCCGTCGGGGCGGTTGCCTGTGTAGGTGTAGCCCTTAACGGTGTCGCCGTTCTCGTTGGTCTGTTCCGCTTCCTGCTCATTGAGGAAAAGCAGGAAATGCTTGTCGTCATACTTTGTATAGTTCTGACGCTGGGGGTTAAATGCTGTGTTCATTTTTATGAGTTGTTAAATGGTTGTTAAATGTCTTTTTAATGGCTCGCTGGTACAGGTTCCTGGCCGACCGCTTGCTGCGGCTCGTTCCATTCCTCCAGCTTGTAAAATGCGCGGTCTTTTCTGTCGCCGCACGGCTGCCGTACTATCTGGCACTGCACAGGCTCTGACAAGTCCAGGTCGGCCATGTCTTCGGCCAGCGTCTTGGAGCCTGTAAAGGTGATGTGCTTAACCCAGCCCATGACGGGCTGGTCGTGTTCGTCGATCTGCGGCTGGCCTTTGTCGTCGCGCAGCTGCTCATATAGTTCATATTGGAACTTTAGACAGTCGCCCGAGTTCATCTTTGACGGCGTAAGCTCATAGCGCAGCAGGTGGAGTTCCCGCCCCGTTATTTTGTCGATGTGGAGCTTGTCGCCCACCATTTGCCCGTGGTTGCCTGGGGTCTTTCTAACTTCATGTAATTTTTTCACGCCTAAAATGTTTATTAAATGTTTACTGTCTGCATGTACTATAAAGCCCAGCCTTGATGCTACGCGCAGCCTGATTTCTTCGCCTGTCAGCCCTTTGTGGCGCAACTTGGCCACTATCTTACACAGAGCCTTTTTGTTGCGTTTGCGGGCAAGGCAGTAGTTATGCCTTACGACATAGCCCACATAGTCAATGCCTCTCGCCTCGACGGGGAAAATCTGATAATTTGGCTTTAGCTCCAGCCGTCGGTGTTCTGCCAGGTACTGCACCATTTTGGTGTGTATGCCGTGCAAAAACTCTTTGCTGTCCGAAAGTATGACTATATCGTCCGCGTAGCGGTAGTAATACTTTACGCCCCACTGCTCCTTGGCTATGTGGTCAAGTTCCGCCAGATACAGATTTGCAAAGTATTGGCTTATGTAGTTGCCAATGGGCACACCGTCCGCACTGTCGATGATGTCGTCCAGCAGCCAAAGGAGGTCGGGGTCTTTTATACGTTCCCGCACTACCTGCTTCAGTATGCTGTGCGTTATTGACGGGTAAAACTTGCGGATGTCTATCTTGTAGCAGTATTTCGTGCCCTCTGGGTCGTTCCGCAAGTCTTTACGCAGCTGCACCAGCAAAGAGTGCACGCCGCGCCCCTTTATACAGGCGTATGTGTCGCTGGTGAAAATAGGTGTCCATATAGACACCAGCACTTGCATTATAGCCCACTGCACCACACGGTCGCGGTAAGGCAGCTTAAAAATTACGCGCTCTTTCGGCTCATGTTTGATAAAGCAAGTATATTCGGACGTGTGGTAGGTTTTATTTACCAGCTCTGCCCGTAGTTCTGCCAGGTTCTGCTCCAGATTGGCGCGGAACTGTGCCACCTCCTGGCGGCTGCCTTTGCCTGTTCCTGCGTTGGCCTCTGCCATGCGCAGGTTATCCAGGTCGCAAACCTTGTCAAATAAATAGCCTATGCGTTTCATTCATTATAATGCTGTGCATGTTTTTAGTCTGCTTTGCATACTCGGGAGCTTTCGATGCTTGCGCCCTACTAACACCCTTTTTACGTTGTTGTTTTTTGCCATGGGGCATGGCTCACCTCATAATAGCTTATTTCCTTTTTTCTTCTTTATGCAAAATTGAGCGGCGCGGAGTAGTTCGCATTCGCATTCGTAGCCGTGTTATTCGTATTCGTGTACGACGCGCCTGCATTCGTACCATTGTTCGCGTTACCGCCAGCAGCACGGACACGGAGACCTACCACGCAGAGAGGTGCCGCCAGCTGCCAAACGTGGCAGCCCGTTTATGTTGCAGAACTAAAATTTTTCACCCGCCTGACGGCGGGGTTGGTCGCTTTCGCCCTCGCCCCGCCGTTTGGCTTTTTCCATGCTTTCAAAGTTCGCTTTATCCTATTTTCTGACTTTCGGGGATGACAGGGTCTTCCTCAAAATAGCAGAGCGGCGCGGAGTAGTACGCATGCGCAACCGTAGCCGTGCTATTCGTATTCGTGCACGACGCGCCCGCATTCGCACCATAGTACGCGCTACCGCCAGCAGCACGGACACGGAGACCCTTAGAGGTCTTGGCATTCGTGTATAAATAGTCGGCAAAACGAATGGTCGCACTGCCTCCTACCTCTGTGGGCATACAGCACAAACCCTGATAACTCTTGCGCTTGATGTACCCCTCTACCTGCGGGCACTCGGCCACAAGGATTTTATCCTCTACCGTGGCGGGGTCATAGTCCGCGTACATGCTTGGGGTTACATAGACCAGCGACTTCTCCTCGCCTGCGTCCATGATAAGGCCGCGTGTCCACCTCCAGAGGTGGCCAAAGCCAGCATGTACCAGGCCAAAGAATACAGGCACGTTAAATGTCTTGTATGCTTCGCCCTCTGTTCCCTCTGTCTGCGGCAGGCTGAAAGGTACCAGGCAAACGCCGTCGCCTGCCTCCAGGCCGACGCTGGTAGGGATGAGCGGGTAATAGCCATTATAGCCGCCCCAGTCTTGCATGTCGGTTACGCCCGTGCCAAAGCCGCCCTGATACAGGCCGTTCTCGTCCTTGTCGGCGTTAAATGCTGCTTGGCTGTTCTCGGTTCCCATGATGACCTCAAAGAGGAACTCAACGACGAAACGGGCTACAAACCAATTAGCCTCCCAGCCCTGCCCACGCTTGCGGGCAAAGTTGCCAAAGTTGGTCGTGCTTATGTTGGTGGCCGCCATGCCCAGCATGGTAATTTGCGGGCTGTCTGCGGCTGGTGCCTTTGCGTAGCTGGCAGGGTTAAGAGCTGCGCCACCGCCGCCACGGTACTGCTCTGCGTCTGAAATGAGGCTGCACAGCTTCTGGTTTGTTCTGTCCATGACACCAGCACCCAGCCACGAAATACCGCCAGCGGGTACCCAGATGCTCACGCCGTTGCCCACGGGTTTGTCGAATGTTACGGCCTTGATAAGGTTGTTGCCCTCTTTCCAGATGTTGGCGTAAAAACCGTTCCAGTACCACATGCACTGCCCCTGCGTGCCGTCCAGGGCGGCAGGTGTGCCGTCAGCATAACGGGTGCTATCGAATGGGTCGAGCTTGCGTCTCTTGCGGTCGTCTGTTACCAGATAACGCCCCAGCCCCAATTTTTCGGGCAGCTGGCGCAAAGCGTCCAGGCTGCCGTAGTAGCCTGCTGCCGTGCTGGTGTTGTTAGCCTCGTTCCAGTAGCGGCCAGCTATGGGGTTTCCTGCCTGTTCTATGGCCTTGGCCAGCTCCATGCGGCGCGTTTCGCCCGTCTCGTCCATTACCTCGACGCTCATGTCTTTAAGCGCGCCTGTCGCTTCGGGCAGGTCGTTAATGCGCTTACCGTTCTGAAATGCAGTCAGCATGTCTTTGATGCCCTGCTCCTGTTCTGATGTAAAAGCCATTTTACTGATGTTTTATTTATGTTAAACGTATGTTTCCTTGTGCGTCCAGGCGCATGGTGCTGCCCGCAGTTCTGATGCGTGGGGCTACCGTTTCCACCTGGATAGTCTTATAAAAGCGTGTGCCGTCTGTCGGTATGACATGCACCCTGCTGGTGCCTGCCGCTTTCGGCACGATTTCACCGTCTGGCAGCACGTCCACCGCTCTGCCGTCTGACAGGTAAAGGACATTTTGCAGGGCAGATGTCGGCAGAACTCTGCCGCGCACATACTGCTTCACGGGGTTGCCCATGGTAACAGTGGCGGGGCTTTCCACCTCCATGCCCGTAGGCACGCCAGCGGTTACATGCTGCGCCCGTTCTATGAGTGCCTCAAGTATGGCGCGCTGCTGCTCTGTTGCCTGCGTGGCGGCCTCTGCACGCTGCGCCGCCGCTATGGCTGCCGCTGTGGCCGTGTCTGCGTCCTGCTTTGCTTTCCTGGCTGCTGCGGCTGCTGTGTCCGCGTCGGCCTTTGCCTTGTTGGCCGCTGCCGTGGCTGTGTCGGCGGCTTTCTTTGCCTCGGTGGCTGCCGTTGCTGCTGCCTCTGCACGTTCCGCAATGCTGCGCCCGTCGTTTGTTACCTGTTCGAGGGTGCTTATGGCGGTGCGGGCTTCATGTGCTGCCGTCCTCGCCTCCTGGGCGTTTGATGTCGCGTCCCCAGCAGCTGACCGTGCGGCCTGTGCTGCCGCGTCTGCCTCCCGCTTGGCCGTGCTGGCTGCGTCGGTGGCCGTCTGTGCCTGCCGTGTGGCTGTGGCCGCCTCCTGCGCTGCTGTTGCTGCGGCGTTCTGTGCGGTGGCCGCACGTTGTGCCGCTTCGTCTGCCCGCTGTTTGGCTGCCTGGGCTTCTGCTGCCGCGTCGGTGGCTGCCTTGACAGCTGCCGCCGTGCGCTGTTCTGCCGCCTCTACGGCCTTGCGCGCCTCGTCGGTGGTGCTGTTCATGGTGGCGACCAGCTCCGCGCTTTCACTCCCGAATTTTCCCACAAGCCCCTCCAGCTCGGTGGCCGACTTTTCGATGCGCGCCACCTGCTCGCTGGCTTTCGTGTCATACTCGGCCATGGCCTTGTCGTAGCGGTCGGCAGCTTCCTGGGCTGGCCGTTGCAGCTGCTCGATTTGTTCGGGCGTGAAGTCGTCGTAAGTAAAGGCGTTGCCACGGGTGTAGTCAGCTACCAGCGCACTGCCCTGCTTGTCGGTGCTGCTCGGCTTATCCCATAAGAGGATGTGCAGGTCAGCAGGGTAAAAGACGTTTTGCACGCCGCCCTCAAAGGCTGGGTTATCCAGCTGCAAATGCAGTTCATGGTGCAGCTCACCCTCGCAGAGGTTGTGCGCCTTGAAAAAGACCAGCAGGTCGCCGCCCTCTGGCGTGCAGTTGGTGTAAACGCCGCCCTGCCTGCTGGCGACGTACTCACGCCCGTGCTGTGTCCAATAGCGGAGCGTGAAGTCTATGTCGGTAGGCAGTGGCACCGCTTTGCCTGTGATGTCCACAAAGGACTCACGCAGCACAAAGTCGCTTTTATAGTTCTGGTATTGTGTAGCCATTATGTCAGTCTTATATTTCCGTTTGCGTCCAGGCGCATGGTGCCTGATGATGTGGTGCGTATGCGCGGCGGCACCACGGCTATGGTCAGCTGCTTGTAAACAGTCGATTTATAGACCGAGGCAGCGTTCACCACGGTGGTGCCTGCTGCTGTCGGCGTGATGATGCCGTCGGGAGTTATCATTAAGGCGCGGTTGTCTGCGATGAAAAGCACGCCGCCCTCACCATAGCCAGGCACGGCACGCGCTTTAATTTGCGGGTGCACACCCTCGGCCAGCGTTACCTCCGTCGGGCAGTAGTCTATTACCACCTGTTTGGGGGCGGGCTTGGTGCTTGCCTCTGCTTGCAGGGTGGCCGTCAGTTCTTCCACCAGCAGACGGGTAGCTTCAGCACGCTGGGCTGCCACTGTTGCAGCTGTGGCCGCTTCGTCAGCACCTGCCAGACGTTTGTCGATGTCCTGCGTAATTTCGGGCACGTTGGTGTTGAGAAAGAGCTGCAAAGCCGTGCGAATGTCGCCGCAGGTGTCTATTAGGTCGGCAAAGAGCGCGCCCACCATGTGGGGCGTTACGGCCTTGTTTGCCACTGCGTCGCGGATAGCTGCCGCCCGTTCCTGGAGCGTCAGCCTGTCAAAGTCTTTGAGCGTGATGTTTGTAATTTCCATTATGCGAAACTGTCGTTAAATTCATTACTAAATATGCTTGTTACAGCCTGGCCGCTCTTGTTCGGTGGCGGCTCATTGCTTGCGGCGGCTTTCTTGGCCTCGTTCAGTACGTCGTTTAATACGTTCTCCTCGGGTTCTGCCGCCACTCCCATGGCTTTAGGCTGCTGTGTCGTTACGCCGCTGTCGTACATGGTGCCTATGGTCGTAATGATGCCAGGGCGCACAAGCGGCGGCGGTGGTAAGATGTTCGGCGCGTGGATAGAGCGCACACGCAGCAGCAGTGCCCGCTCGTCTGTGCTCGGTATCTCGGTAGCAGGACAGATGCCACGCGCCGCCACCAGCTCCGCCGTGCGGCTGTCCACGATGTCGCCCAGGTCATACTCAAGCTCCTGGCCGTCCGTCAGGCGGTCGGTAATGCTCAACCCGTTGCGCTCTGACAGGGCGAACACGCCCTCGGCACTGCCCAGCACCTGGATGGCCACGTCAAAAAGGCTCTGCCTGTCTTTTACCGTTACTTTCATTTACTCTATTGTTAAGGTTCCGTCCTCGTTCAGTCTGACCGTTTCGGCGGCCACCTTACAGGCTCGGAGCATTTTTTTTGTTTCCTGCGGCCAGAACGGGTCGACACAGCCGCCCAACTGCTGGCGCACCTCGGCACCCAGCAGCGGAAATTCTTTGAACTCGCCGCGCATGGCCAGCAGCACGCTTTCACAGACCTGCGCCTCGCAGCCTGTAATTTCGGCCTGTTTGCCCCTGCCGATAAGCAGGTCGCCCGTGTTGGTGTCTGTTATTAGTCCGTTCATTGCCTTAATGCTTTACTTTGTCGTCCTCATAGTCGCTGCGCTGGGATAAGGCCAGCTGCTGACCCGCCCACGATGATACGGCACCCTTGAGGGCTGCGCCACCGTCCTGCGGTGCTGGCACCCATGAGGAAAAGACCGTTTTAAGGTTGTTAATGTCCTTTTCTATTGTGTTCAGGTGGCTGGTCAGGTCGGCCACGTTGATAAGGCCGCCCAGCTTGCCGCCGTTGAAAGCTGCCGAGCTGTCGTCGATGTCCAGCGTTATGCTGTCTTTCACGTTCAGGCTGATGCCGCCCTCTGTTATGGTCAGCTTTGTGCCGTCGTTGATGTTCACCTCGATGCTTTCCACGTCCTCGGTCAGCACCACCACGCCAGCGGAATAGCCCGACAGCATGGCCACAGCCACATAGCTGCCGACGCGGGGGAAAAGCACCACGCCCAGCTTCGCCGCCTGGTTGGCTTGCAGGTTCACGCCCAGCACAGGCGCGTCCTCGTTGATAGGCTCCACGTCCACCGTGCGGGCTTCCGTGTCCACAGCGGACACAGTGCCCACCATGATGCTGGCACTTTCTCCCTCGGTGGCAAGCTGCCGTATTATGTGTTTTAGTCCGCTCATTATTTCGCTACTCTTAGGCCGAGCGTTATTTCCTGACGATAGCCGCCCGTGCCGTACTTTATTACGTTTTTCTTTACTTGATATACGCCCATTTTGTTGCCGTCTATCTTTATGCCGGATTTGCCCGTGCTTATCATCTGTTCATTGATGACGGTGGCGAACTTGATGGAGCTTTCCATTACCACCCGGTCTGCGATGATGGGTATTAAGATATAGTCCATCTTGG